TGATGCTGATTGTGCCGATTTTCACATAAAATTTGCTGAAGCCTGTTTGCGAGATAAAAACTTCTTTGGAGTTGCAGAATGGCCACGTGAACACGCAAAATCAGTTCATATTACTATTATTATCCCTATGTGGCTTATTGTACACGGTGAGCTTACAGGAATGATTTTAATGGGTAAAAATCAAGATGATGCTTGTAACTTATTAGCCGATGTTCAAGCGCAATTACAATTCAATGAATTATTTGCACATGACTTTGGCCAACAATATAATTTAGGTTCTTGGGAAACTGGTGACTTTACAACTAAAGATGGAATTCGATTTTTAGCCATTGGTCGTGATCAATCACCTCGTGGAGCAAGAAAAGGAGAAAAACGTCCCAACTATGGAGTAATTGACGATATCGATGACGACGAAATCGTTCATAACCAAAAGAGGGTTAAAAAGATTGTCAATCGAATTCTTGGGGCGTTTTATTTTGCTTTATCCATTAAAGGCGCACGTGTTTGTATGGGTGGTAATAGAATTCATTCACAATCCATATTGGCACATATTGTTGGAGATACCCGACCAGGAGCAAAAAAACGTGAAGGTTTATTTCACTCTAAAGTTTTAGCACTTTACAACATTGTTAAAAATGCTTCAGGAGAAATAATTGATGCTGTTGTAGCGTGGGATGAACGTTACTCATTAGAAGAAATAGTTCGTAAAATAAAAAAAGCCGGTCCTGTATTAGCAATGCAAGAGTTTTTTCATCAAACAGAAGTAGAAGGTTCAATATTTAAAAACCATTATTTCAAATTTGTGAAATTACCGCATTTAAAGCAAATGGAAGTAATCATAGGATACTTTGATCCATCATTTGAAAATAATGTAACCTCCGATTTTAAAGCAGTTTCTATTTGGGGTTTACGTGAAGAAAAAAGATTTTGCTACAAACGATATACGCGACGTTCAGAACTTGAAGATGTATTTGAATGGATGATAACAGTTGAAAAAATCTTCCTCCTGGTGTAGCAATTGTTTGGTACATGGAAAAACAATTTTTTACACGACCTATAAAACTTGCACTAGCGAGAACAAAAAAGAAACATGGAAATTATCCATTATCAGTAATTGAAGATTGTAGAATTAAACCAAACAAGTATTCAAGAATTGTTAAGATGGAACCCGAATATGCTTCTGGTAATGTTTTTACAACATTGATTATGAAAATGATCCTGATATGGTGGAAGGAAATATGTTGGTAAAAGGAATTGAACCAGGTTACCGAAGTGCAGATGATGCTCCTGATGCAGATGAAGGCGCTTGGTTTTATTTAGATCAACACATTTCAATTAACCCTGAAAATATAAAAGGTGCTGCTAATATTGGTAAACAAACTAAAAATGAAAATAGAAGATACTAATGGCTAGATTTTTAAAAGATACCGACTACAATAAAACCATTCGGCAGTGGATACAAAACATTTTAACGAATGGAAATGTTGAAACATTAACTAATGCTGAAATGGCAGCACAATCAGAAATGGAAACCTATCTAAATGCACGTTATGATATTGCCGCAATTTTCGATACTGCAATGCCTGAAAATGAACGAAATCGTCTAATAGTTATGTACTTGTGTGACATCGCATTATATCACTTACACTCTGTAATTAGCCCAGATATGGTGCCCGAATTGCGCGAAAATAGATATAAAGCTGCTATTCAATGGTGTAAAGACGTTAACAAAGGAGCTATTTCGCCTCCAAACTTACCATTAGTAGATGTAACCGCACCAACTACTACAAATTCATTTGTAACTGGTGGTAATGATAAATACACAACACCAGACTCAAGATATTAATTTAAACCCTATTTAAATGGCTTTTAAAGATTATAAAATAGTAAAAGATATTATAGATGCTTTTTCTCCTACAGCAAAATCTGAAAAAGAAGAAACTATCATGAAATTGGTAAATGCTATTAAATACCAACGTTCATTATACAGAAAAGAAATTCAAGAATGGAAAAGAGCTAGAGCTATTGCTCTTAATCCTATAACTCCTCGACGCAAACCATTAATTGATTTATATGAGGATATTCTTGGTGATGCCTATATTTTTGGTTTGACTGATACTCGTAAAAAAGACTGTCTAATAAAGATTTTAAAATTGTAAATGCAAAAGGCGAAGTTGATGATGTAAAAACTGAATTACTTCAGAAACGTTGGTTCAACGACTTTTTAAAATATTCAATGGACTCTGTTTATTATGGTTACTCATTATTGTATCCAAAAGAACTCGATGCCGATGGTTACATAAAAAATTAGGTTTAGTTTACCGAGAACATATTGTTCCGGAAAAGGAAGAAATTCTTATTAATTCTTATGACCAAGAAGGTATATCATTTAATGATCCAAATTATAAAAAATGGGTTATTTGGATAAATAATGAAGGATTTTTAGGACTGCTTGACAAAGCTGCACCACTTTGGATTTTCAAAAACACTCATGGCAAAACTGGGATGAATTCGAAGAAATGTTTGGAATTCCTATGCGTACTGCTAAGACTGCATCAACAGATAAGCGTGTACTCGATGAGATTGACAAATGGCTTCAAGATTTTGGATCATCCAACTATGCGCGTTTGCCTCAAGATGTGGAGTTTGAAATAAAGGAATCAACTTCACGTGATGCGTTTAATGTTTTCAATGAAAAAGAAAAGCATGTAATGAAGAGTTGGCCATGTTAATTGATGGAAATGCTGAAGCTGCAAAAGATTCTGGTTCACGAGCAAAATCGGAAACTATTATTGATAGTACTCAGGCTTTAATTGCAATGGATGATGACAAGGTCAATAAGTTTATTGTTCAAGATGTTTTACTTCCATTTCTTACTGGATTAGGATATCCATTTGAAAAAGGCGATAAATTTGAATGGGATGATAATGAACAATCTACTCCACAAGAACGATTGAACATATTTAAAGGCGTTAAAGAATTGGGTTATAATGTGAAAAAATCACAAATTGAAACGGAATTAGATGTCGAACTTGAAGATATAGATTCATTAGAACCTCCAACACCTCCAGTTCCACCAAATCCTAAAGTTCCAAAAAGCAAAAAGAAAATTTTAAAAGCCTCATGTTCATACGAGTAACTGCGGATGTGAGGCGAAAGCAAGTTACAGACTGATTGACTTTAATTTATTGAATTCACTATCTAAAGATGAAGAAGACTTTTTAAAACAATATTTTGAAAATCCTGAATCGATAAAGTGGAGTTACAAAGAATTTAAAGCATCTCACAACTCGATGGTAGAAGCTTTGAAAGAAGGTTTCAATGGAGTTGATACAGATTTTGAAAGTAATGACCATAAATTAATGGAATTGTTCAATGCCAACATTCATAGGTTTGGAGTTGATAAAACATTGAAAGAAATCATGGATTTGAATCAAATTTTGAAAACGTCAAAAGACTTTTCAGAATTTAGAAGACGTGCCAAAGTAATGTTTCCAAATTACAAAGAGAAATGGTTACGTTCAGAATATGAACATGCTTGGGCAGTTTCTCGAATGGGGAAACGATATAATGAAATGATAGCAAACATTGATATTGCCCCATATTGGAGATTGGTAGCTATTTTAGATAAAGGAACTACTAAAATTTGCAGATCCTTACATAAAAAAGTTTTTAGCAAATTAGATAAAAAAGCATGGCAATTTTTACCACCAAACCATTGGGGTTGTCGATCAGATGCTGAGGATGTTCTAGCGAGTTACAAAGGTGAAATTACAAGTTTTGATGATGCCGTTACTTTAGATCCTGATGGATATGCTAATATGCAAAAACAAGGCTTTGATGTGAATTGGGGTGATACTGGTGAAGTATTTTCTGCAACACAAAGTTACTTGAGTAAAGCTGCTATAAAACCATTAGACATGTTGACTTTAAATTATAAAGATTATGATTTGAAAGATGTTACTAAAATGGGTACACTACTAGAATCTCCAACAATAAAAATTGATTTTGATTCTTTAACAGACCGATCAGGATTAGCAAAATTATTGACTATGATGATTTACCTGTTTGGTTAGAGAGTAATGTTTTACAGCTATAGATGAAAGTTTAAGAGCTGCTATTTTAGATATAATTATAAATCCATCTGAAGTATATTTTCATGAATCAGAAGGCAAATTAGTAAAAGATTATTGGAGTTTTTATAAAGGAAAATCGATTAAAGCAACTTCGATTAAAACACCAGGAGAAATTACAAAGATAACATCACTGGAAGCAATTGAAAATCCTGACCAATTTAGAAATGGACTTTTACTTCATACGCCAAAAGAACATATTACTAAAAGATTAGAACAATATGAAAGCTTTGGATCAGATTATATTAAAGAGGATTTTAATAAAGAAATGGCGGTTTTATAGTAAGACATAAACTTCATGGAGCAAATGAAATTGAAAATAATTTAATTACAGCCAACGATTTAGTAAAACTTGGAAAAAGTGTTGAACTACTTCCTGTTGGCGAAAATAAAACAGCAGATGCTTTAGTTAATCGTGTTGAATGGGAATTTAAGTTATTGAAAAATTATACAAATTTATTCAATACCATAAAGAGAGAAATCAATCGTGGTTCTAAACAATCTTCAAACATATTGCTTCACATTATTGGAAAATATGATGCGAAAGAAGTTGAAAGAGGATTAAATGCCGCAATAGCTAATGATTCTGAAAAATTAGTAAAGTTCGTTTCGATATTAGCTGATGGAAAATTATTTACCTTTTCAAGAAAACAGATTGAAAGTAAAGAATTTATTAAAATATTAAACCAATAAAAAAAGGAGCTCACAAAGTAAACTCCTTCTTTTTTGGCGGACTTCCTCAGATGTCCAATGCAAAGATATAAAATAATTACAATAATCACGCCAAAATATTAAGTTATGAAAACAGGTGGTTTGCAATATGCGATGGAGCTTATCGATAAAAACTTCGGTGTAGGTATCGGCAAAGCAAAAAAAATACAGAAGATCTCGATAAAGCAACTAACAAAGCTAATACTTCAATAAAAAAACTTGGTAAAGAAGGAAAGTCTGAGGTTGAAGGCCTAGCTGAATCTATTAAAAAAATAGGTGAAGCATGGCTTGGTATGGAAACCATTAATAAAGTCATTGAATTTGGTGGACACATTGCTGAAGTAACTGATAAATCAGAAAAACTTCAAACTAATTTAGGATTGAATTTAGGTGCTGCAGGGCAAAAAGTTTAGAAGAAGTTGATAAACGAGCTAAAGAATTAAATTTATCTATAGAAAGCAATAGAAATGGATTTGCATCTATGGCTCAAGCTATGAATGGTACAAAGATTTCTGGAAAATCTATGATGGATATTTATGACGGAGTAGCTGTTGCATCGGCAACAATGTTATTATCTGGAAAAGATAATGAAGCTTTGCTTAATAGTTTTGGAGCTACTGCTAAGAAACGTATCGTTGACTTTGGTGCCTTTCAATCTGAATTTGGAGATAAGATACCTGGTGCATTTCATATTGCCGCTAAAGCTATGGGAGTGTCTGAAAAAGCACTTAAAAAATGATGGATGATGGCAAAGTAAATGCCGATAAATTTCTACCTGTATTTGCAAAACAAATGAAAACTACTTTTCAGGATGGCCTTCCAGCAGCTGCCAATTCAACACAAGCTGCTATGAATAAAAAGGAAAATGCTGTTACCGGTTTTTTGAAAAATGAGCGGAATGTTTGGTCCTGGTATAACTAAAATTTTAGGCTATTTATCTAGATTTATTGACTGGATTGGTATAATGGTTGTTGCCTTTGAGCCTGTTGGAACTGCCGTTTGGAATATCATTATGGCTTTAAGTCCACTTTGGAATGCTTTAATGGGAATCATTGGTCAGTTTGGTTCTATGGATAGTACTTCAGGTACCCTTGCAACTGTTTTAAATGCCCTTGCGTTTGTTGTAGGTTTAGTTGCTACTGGATTTGGAGCATTTATAGACCTGATTGCACCACTTGCACCATGGATAGTGGGTATAATTGCACTTCAGTGGGCTTGGAATATAGCTTTAAGTGCTAATCCAATTGGAGTTATTGTTATAGCAATAGCTGCACTTATTGGTGCCATTGTTATGGCTTATCAAAAATTGGTTGGTTTAGAGGTTCTATTATGGCGGCATGGGAATCTATTAAAGGTTTTGCAAATGCGATCAAAGAATACGTTATCAATCGATTTAAAGACATGTTATCTGGAATAACTGGTATTGGTAAAACATTGATGTTATTTTTTAAAGGCGATTGGGATGGTGCCTTTCAAGCTGGTAAAAAAGCCGTGAGTGACCTAGTTGGTATTGACTCTAAAAAGAAATTAATTTCAGATTTAAAACAAACAGGAGCAAATGCTGGCGCTGCATATAGTAAAGGAATGAAAGAAGCTGCAGACAATAATAAAATAAAACCTGCAGTTGCAAAGCCAATAACACCAACATTAGACGCCAATGGTAAATTCTTTGATCAATATGCTAAAAATACCAAAAGTGATGGTACAATTATTCCTGGTGCAGATAAGAAACAAAAAGGTGTTTCCGGTGGTGGAAATGATGGAAAACATATCACTTTTAATATCCATTCGTTTGTTGATAAAATGACTATTAATGCATCGAATGCGCTTGGTATATCAGCTGCTGATATTAAACGTGAAATGAATAAAATATTTTTAGAAGCTATAACCGATTTAGAAGTACGCGTTAATGGCTAAAATGAACAACAATGCAAAGCAGTTTGATGTATTATCAAAAAATATCAGGACTTTAAACAAAATAAAGCCCCTAGACTTGCCGCATTGCAAGCAGTTAATTTTTTTAAAAGAAATTTTGAATTACAAGGTTTTGTCAATAATGGTCTAGAAAAATGGAAGCCGTTATCCAATCCAAAAGATAAAGCTCGAAAGATTTTAAGAAAGAGAGGTACATTAAAAATAGTATAAAGGTTATTAAAATTGAAGGTACAAAAATAGTTGTCGGAGTAACATCTGATGTATCATATGCTGCTATTCAAAATGATGGCGGTCAAATTCCAATTACCCCAAAAATGCGCCGGTATTTTTGGGCTATGTTCAAACAGACCAAAGAAGAGTATTGGAAAGGACTTGCGCTGACTAAAAAGCAACATTTAGACATTCCTTCCAGAAAATTCATTGGAGATTCAGAAGCATTGGTAAAAAACATTGACAGAATGTTAGTTAAAGAACTTAAAATTGCATTAGAATGAGTAGCATAAAAAACATACCCAAAAAGAAATTGGTTCCTATCTCAAAACAAAATCGATACATTACAATTTTTGATAAGTATCGTGGCCAATTGGATACACCAGGAATATTTACCTTTCCTCGTCCTGCTATTTTTATGAGCTTTGGGCGCTTTGAATGGGAAAGTGGAATTAATGGTACACAACGTGGAACAGGAGTAATTAAATTTAGAATTGCAGTTGAGAATTATGCTGATTCATTTGAAGGTTCATTTAATCAAGATTTAGCATTAGAATTCTTTGAGTTTAACGAAAAAGTGCATGAGGCTTTGCAAGGTTTAAGTGTACTTATTTTGAATCTTTAAAGCGAATAAGTGATGAAGATGACGAAGATCATGGTAATGTAATTGTGACCATAATGGAATATCAGACTATTTTAATTGATAATTCTGCAAGCGTTACAAAAAATTATGTTTTAGTAGATCCAGAACTAGAAACAGAATACTTGAATCAAGAAAACTTTCCTGGAGGAGAATCTCAATCGCCTGAATTTGATATTCCAATATAAAATAAAAAACCCGGCTATTATTAGTCGGGTTTATTTTGATAAAGTGAGAGTTCATCACTGAATGAGTTTATACAGGGCTTCTCTGTCCTAAATTTTAGTTTTTTGACGGCCAATAAGGTGTAAACTCATTAAGTTCCTCTCAAACCTTACTGACTCAATTCAGAATTACTTTGATATTACTTTATCTGTCTTTTGCTGTAACAACTGTTATATTAGCTGTTTTACTATCTGGAAAGCTTAATGTTGCAACATCAGATAAAAATTTACAAGAAACTACCTGTCCAACTTTTACATCTTCAAAGTTTAAATTTGTACTCCAAAGTTTATGTAAAAACAGTAATCCGTT